CTTCGGATATGCCCCAAGGCTCTGGGGAGATTCTTGGTGAAGAAGAGATTAACTTCGAGACCAACTATCCGTATGCGTATATCGACACGATGATTGCCAACGTGTGTCCAACAAATCCTCAAGTATCTGTGTTGGCTAAAAAAGAAGACTTACGCGAAGTCGCTAAGTTTCGCGAAGCTCTTGTTAACGATACAATGACCCGCAATGAGACCCATCGACTGCTGTGGAAAACAGCTACTCACACTGCCATTTGTGGGCGTGGGTTTCTTAAAAGCGTTTGGAACTTTAACAAGAGCGCGGTTGAGTTCTTTTGTATCGATCCTCGCTTCGTGTTCTTCGACATGTCTGCTCCAAGGTGGGAAGACATTCGGTATCTTATTGAAGTCACTGTGTTGACCAAAGCAGAGTTTAAAGAACGAACAAAACAAAAGAAAGGCCGAGGTTCAATGTACCGACCTAAGGTTGCCGAGAAGGCTGACTTTGGTGGGTACCCGACTTGGCTACGAGATAAGGTTCGTGCGCAGTCACAAGTTAATGCCGCCAGCGTAGGTGTGTACGACTGGGTAACCGTCTACGAAGTGTACGACTTCTCGGGAGAAGGTAGGTACTACCATGTCCTCGAAGATGTTGAAGAGCCTTTGTTTGAGGGAGAGCTTCCGTACCGCTACGTGCGCAATCCTTTTTCGATGCTGCAGTTTAATGACAACATGTCAGACCTTGGTGGTATGTCAGATGTAAAGCTTATTTCTTCTCTACAAGAGCGTCTGAATGAAATCGATACGCTAGAGTTGTGGCACGCGCATTCCTCGACACCAGTGCTTCTAGTCAACACCGGGTTAGTGGATAATCCCGAGACCATCACCACAGCCTTGCGGGATGCGTCTGAGCCGGGATCTATGGTAGCTGTCATGGGTAAAGCCAGCGCGCCTTTGCGAGACTTAATTGGTCAGACACCTACACCTCAGTTCCAACCGTCGTTCAATCGGATGCGAGAGCGGTGTACTCAAGTTATCGAGTTTGTCCTGGGTATTCCTCAGTACAGCCGAGGTGTTGTTGGTGTAGCTGATGTTGCGACGGAAGTTGCTTTGGCAGACACGGCGACTCGTACTCGTAACGGTCGACGAATCAAAGCTGTCGAAGATTTAGTGGGCGAGCTAGGGAATCACATCGTTGGTCTTTACGAAGAGTTTCTTCCTAACGATACGATTTTACCGTTGCGCTTAACAGACAGTCGGGAAATTTTAGAAGTGACTCGTGAGTCGTTACGAGCACGGGATGAACGTAATCCTGAAGAAGGCCCGATGGACTATGATTATTCAGCGATCCCATATTCGCCAACAGAAAATCATTCGTTAATCCAGTTGCAAAAACTCCAACAATACCTACCATTGTTGCTAGAGTCCCCTCAGGTGGATAGAGAGAAACTTGTTTTAAAACTACTTGAGCTTTTGCAGATGACAGACATTATGCAAGATGCTCCCCCTCAACCAGAGATGCCCATGGGTATGCCCCCTCAAGAACAAATGATGCCTCCCGCTCCCGGCGGAGACACGTTAGTGACTGGGGCCCTACCACCTGGGACACAAGAACAGCCCCTTCCGCCGTTGCCTGCGGGTGGTCCAGGAGCACCTGCTCCAGCAATGCCACCAGTAGTCAAAGGGATGTTGGGCGACAACTAGGAGTCAAGCATGGCTAGTATGAAAGAGCGTCGAGACAAAGCTGCCAAAATGGCGATTAAAAAGCATAGTAAAAAGCAGGGCGAGAAAGATCGCGATGACGAGGAAGAAGAGCTAGGTGCTAAGGGTCCAAAGGACTTCAAGGGCGATAAAGCTCAGCGTCAAAAGGATGAGCGCGACGACACGCTTGGTGACTACGGTACTCGTACTAAAAAAAAAGATGAAAAATTAGACGACAAAAAAGAAGTATCAAAGGAAGATTTTGAGCCGCACATGATGTACAAGCCAACTGGCGAAAGCGAGATGGCAGAAACATACGAGCAGCACTTAGAGCTTAAAGAGCAAGGGTACTCTCACGAGAAGCCCGAGGGCATGGAAGAAATGGCGATGATGGAAGAGTCAGAAGTCGTAATGCCTGAAGGTGGGGAGCCTATGATGGAGATGGGGGAAATGGAAGAGGCTGTTGTTGAAAGCCCTATGCCTGGTCGTCCTCGTAGCCGTCAGCTTGAGTTGATGGAGCTTGCCCAACGTTTGATGCCAGGTGATCGCTAATGCCGATGTACGACGTAAAGTGCACCGCGGGGTGTGGTTATTTTGAGGACGTGTTTGCGTTACTTGCTGATAGCCATGACTTGCGGTGTAGTGAATGCAATGCGCCGGTAAAGATTTTAATTAGTCCTGTTCGAACTATTGGTCCGACTTTTTCCAAGCCGTTAGAAATTAAGCAGATTGGTAAGACCTTTCACAATCAAAGTGAATTTGACAAGTACCAACGTGAGAACCCCGATGTAGAAGTGTTAGGGGCTTCAAGTACAGCTTGGACCAAGCATAAAGACCGGGTTCGAGAGCGTTGCGAAACAAACGCAAGGCGCCAAGGTTACCGAGACTTCGAGCATAAAAAGAAAGAGCTTAAGCGAGCTAAGAACGAGAAAACCGTAACTAACGCTTGACGTTCCGTTTATTTTTTAGTAAACGAATGGCGGAGACATGTCCATGCCCTATGAGGATAAAGAGTCCTATACTGTTGAAGAGATGGCTGATTATTTAGCCAACGAATCAATGAGCGGTGAAGCACTGCTGGACACTTTAACAAAACATGGGTTTGAACTACGCGAGAAAAAAGGTGGGTCGTGTGGTCATGATATGAGGGAAGAAATGGAAGAAGAAGACATGTCTCCAATGCCTAGCCCTTCCGGACGCCCTAAGTTAAACATTGTGACGCTGCGTTTAGACGCATCTAAAAAAGCACTAGGTAAAGGGAAAGGAGGTCAGGAATGACAGAAGAATCTTTGGAAGGGGGGGCAGCACCTGTAAGTGAAGTACCCACTTCGGAGGTCGTTGCGGACGCTCCTGCTGAGGCAAGTGAGGCCCCTTCTTCCCCCACTTCGGAGACAGAGAATGCACCGACAGAATCCACCGAATCAACCGAGCCCACTCCTGAAGTGGCTGCTTTCCCCTCTTATGATGATTTCGGTTGGGATGATTGGACTGGAGATGTATCGGCGCTCCCAGAACAAATTCAGCCCTGGGCACAAAAGGTATATGATTCTAGGCAAACTTGGGCAGATCAACGGGTTCAGGAAGGCCTTGCAGAATCGAATCGAATCAAAGACATTTACAACGCCCTACTAGATGGGCATGACGACCCTCGGTATAACGATCTTCAAAAGCAATATGTAGACTTACAAAGTCAGTTTGATGCGCTTACCAACTCTTCGGGTCAAGTACAGGCAGAGTACGATGCGTTTAAACAAGAGATGGAAAAAGCAATTGAAGAAGAGGCTACTCGCTACGCTGACTGGTTTGAGCGGACCCATGGCCACTTATTCGAGGAGCCAGAGGCTCAGGCTAAGTTTGAGACTTTGCTCAACGCTGGATGGGACGTCGACGCAGTCCCAGGTTTGATGGACTTACCTGATGATGCGTTAGAGCTTGCGAGCAAGGCCCTTCAAGATGGGGTTCCTGCGCAGTACGCAATCCAATTAGCAAAACAATCTGTACCACAGAAAGCAGCGCCAGCTAAGCCGCGCCCTGCTGCCCGAATTACTTCGGGTGCGACGTCTGCTCCGGCTGCCCCGAATCAGCTAAAGAGCGGTGGTACAAAAGTTAGTTCACTAGATGATATGCGGTTGCTTGCAGCCGCAAATGCAGTAAAACGCCACTCCGGTGGTAGGAGGTAGAGATGGCTATTAGCCCTGATGTATTGGCATCGGCTCTTCAGGAGCTAATGCCTGGGTATTCAGAGTTGTTTGTCAAATGGCACCCAATTCTGGATCGTATTGTTGACAAAGGTAATATCGACCGCTCGGTAGCTACGGGTCCATACCGTGAGTTTGCCGTTGTGACCGATGGTCCTGGTACGGTTACTCAGATCCTTACAGGTTCTGAAGTTATCGCTGGTGGACGTCGTCAGAACGCGGTTCGTGGTAACACCTATGCACCTCGGTTGATTTATGCGTTTGACGTTCCTGGTAAAGACCTTGCTGAAGCAAATGGCGCAATGGACTTGGCTCGCATTATTCAGCACTACCCAGAGCTTGCTCTTAGCGATTTTCATGAGCGGATTGCTCGTCAGCTTGCTGTCGGTGATGGCCTTG